CCAACGCAACGCCCCGGCGTGATCCGTGGTGACTTTGCACCGCTAACCATTCGTGAGTTGTTCACGTCAATTCCTGTTACCAGCAATATGGTTAACAGCTTGCGTGAAGCCTCATTCGTGAACAGCGCTGCTGAAGTTGCTCAAGCCGCCGCTAAAGCTGAGTCAGATGCCACGTTTGAGCAGTACAACGTGCCAATCACCACTGTGGCTCACTGGATTAAAGTGTCAAACCAGCTTTTGGCTGACGCTCCTGCAATCGTTGCTTACATTGACACCCGTGCCCGTGATGGCTTGGCTCAACGTATCGACGCTCAGTTGTTGAACGGAAACGGCACTTCGCCTAACCTGTCAGGTTTGACCGACAGCGGTAACTTCACGGCTTACACGGCTACTGCTAGTGACTTGTTGGTTGATGCTATCAACCGTGCTAAGTGGGCATTGTGGGCAACCGGCAACACGCCTGACACTGTCATTGTTAACCCAGCAGATTGGGGCGCAATGGAGCGTACACGAGAAGGAGCCAATAGCGGTTTGTACCTTTACGGCGCACCCGGTTCAAACGGTATGATGAATCCGTTTGGCTTGCAGATTGTCATTAGCAACAACATGGCAGCCGGTAAGTTCTTGGTCGGTGCAGTATCTGGTAGCACAGCTTTGTATGTGCGCCAAGGTGCTACGGTTGAGATGGGCTACGTCAACGACGACTTCACCAAGAACTTGGTGACAATCCGAGTTGAGGAGCGTCTTGGTTTGGGCGTTGAGCGTCCAAGCGCATTGCTTTACGGTGACTTTACAGCAGCACCTTAATGTAATTGTTTTGATCTGGGGGATCGGGTCAAAAGCTCGGTTCCCCATTTTTTTGGAGTGAAAAATGAAAGTATCTATTACAGCCAAAGCAATTTTGGATGATAAATTAGGTAAACTAACCAAAGACCAAGTTGTTGATCTGCCAGATCACAAAGCAAACTTTTACTTAACTCGTGGCGAAGCCGTGCAGTATCAGACAAAAGTTGTTTATCAATCGCCAGCACCAACCGTAAACGTTGATAAGCCAAAAGGCAGAAAGACGTTAAAATCATTATTGTCGCAAACATCCGAGCTAGAATAGTATGAGCAATGTTGTATTCCCGTTTTGGCAGGAATTGCGGAAGTTGCTTGTTGACAGGCAGGACGGCACTCACGCTGAGCGTGTAGAAGCGTATCCTCCTGTTAAATTAATGACTGATGATGACGGAGATTATGCTCGGCTTCGTGTTGACGCTGGACAAACAGGGTTCTTTGCAGGGCGTGAGGCTCGGACAATATATGAATTCAGTATTCCGCAGGACAGTAGTCAAGTTATAAAAGTTGTTGCGCCAGTTAATACAATTGTGCAAACGCTTGGTTTGGATTTGTTTTTGGCAGAACTGAGGTTAGAGCTTGTCATTGGCGGCACGGAAGGTGGAACGTTTGGTACGCCATTGCCCATATTTAAGACCAACACAATGTCTACAGCATCGGCTTACATACCACAAGTTACTATGGCGACAGGTGGCACTCACACAGGCGGCACAATCGTTGATTTGCTTCGTGTTCTTTCGGGTTCTAACGCAAACAAAGCGACTGTTTCCGGGGCTACTGAAGCGAGTCCACAAGGGTTTCCCGCTGGTACTTTTTACATAAGACTAATTAATATTGACGGCAATACTGCCAATGGTATTTTTAGAACCAGATGGGAAGAAAGACCATGAGCTATTTAATCAAAACAACGCAACCGACCTCTGAGCCTGTGTCGCTAAGCGAGGCGCAGTTGCATTTAAGATTAGATACGTCAGGCTCGCCACCGACTCATCCTGATGACACATTAGTGCAAACCCTAATTAGTGCTTCGCGCGAAAGCGCAGAAAATTATGCAAACATAACTGTTGCTCAGTGTCAGTATCAGTTAAAAGCCGAAGCAATTGATGATAAAGTGGATTTGCAAACATTTCCGGTAACAGCCATTGCTTCTGTAACGTACAAGGACGACGCTGGGGCTACGCAAACGGTGTCGTCTTCTGCTTACTATATCAATAACCATGTAAAGCCTTCACAGCTCGTTTTCTACAATGATGCTCCTAGCTACGAAATGACCATTACTTTTACGGCAGGCTTTACGGATGGAGAGCAAAGCAACCCATTCCCATGCCCTGCTGGAATAAAAGCAGCAATTCTATTAATGCTTGGTAATTGGTACGAAAATCGAGAGACAGTTAGCAACATTGAATCATTTGAACGCCCACAATCAGCCATTTATCTGCTGACACCATACAGAATTAACATGGGGACGTAATGGACATTGGTGATTTCAATAAGCGCATTATTCTTCAGTCACAATCATCTACCTATGATTTGGCTGGTCAACAAGTTGAGTCTTGGTCAACTTTTGCGACTGTTTGGGCAAACATCAAGCACAACTCTGGCTTAGAAACAATTAAATCTGACGCTTTGGCTTCTACTGTTAAGACAAGCATCAGAATAAGGTATTTATCAGGTGTTCACGCTGGCATGAGAGTCATTTACAGCGGCTTGCAATACGAAGTTACTGCTGTTTTGCCTCATGTCGGCGAAAAGCGTTACATTGATTTGGTCTGTAGATTAATCAATGGTGAAGCGCCATGATTAAAGTTGCCATTAAACTAAACGATAACTTTACCAAGCAATTAAAAGCTATCGGCAAAGGCTTTAATGCTCATGTTGTTCGATCAACGGCAAGGGCAGGGGCATTGGAGTATTACAATACTTTGATGCAAAATGTACCTGTTGGGCCAACCAGTAATCTTAAAAATTCTTTGTATCACGCTTTTGCCGATGATGTTTCAACCAATTATTACAAAGAGTATCAGGTTGGCTTTCGTGGTAATTATGGAAAAGGTAATAAAGACAATAAAGAGGTTTCTTTTGGAAGCTCTAGTCATTTGCACTTAGTCGAGTTTGGTCACATTCAGCGATATGCTGCTAGAAAGAAAGGCGATGATTGGGTAACACTGGTTAGACCAGAAAGAATGGGCACAGCTAGACCAAACCCAAAAACAGCATCACAAGCCGAAATGGATGCTTACTATATTCCTAGAGCAGGTGGGCCAAAGCAGGTGCAAGGCAGTGGCTTCGTTAGACGCAGTTTCGATCAAGCGAAAGGAGCCGCCCCAAAAGCTATGGAAAAACGAGCAACAGAACGATTGGCTGAGTTAATTAAAAACCCATCATTGGCGGCTAAATATGTCAGTTGAAACAGCTATCCGCACAACTATCTTGTCTCTCGCCCCCAATAGGGTGTTTCCTGACTTTGCGCCAACACTGATATTGGCAGAGACATCTCCAGAGCCGTTCATTACTTATCAAGTCATTGGCGGATTGGGAAGAAGCAACATAGCACAAGCGAATTCGCTAAAAATGTATCGCATTCAGGTTAATTGCTACGCAAAAACTAGAATTTTGTGCAGTAATCTAGCAATTTTGGTAGAATCAGCATTAAATAATGCTAATCTATTTAAAGCGGTGTCTTTAGACGAACCAAAATCAACCTATGAAGATGATGTAAATCTTTATGGAACAATGCAGGATTTTTCGATTCATTATCATGTAAATTAATTTTCATGATGCTTTAGGGGAATTAAAATGGGCGTTCAAACAGTAGCAGGTGCAATTGTTAGTATTTCGGCTTCAACTCCAGCAACCTTTGATGCCGCTGGTTACGCTGCTCTTACGGTTACAGCGATTGGCGAAATTAGCGATGCTGGTCAGCATGGTCGCGTGTACAACGTTGTCACGCACAACCCAATTGGCTCGCGTGGAACCCAGAAATACAAAGGTTCATTTAACGAAGGTCAAAAAGTATTGACCGTCGGCATTGATGACAACGATGCAGGTCAAACCATTGCGATTGCGGCTCTTGATAGTGATAATGATTATTCATTCAAAGTTGCTTATCAAGACGGTTCCTCTGATTTCTTCCAAGCCAAAGTGGTTGGTTTCCAAAAGTCAATGACTGGCGTAGACACAATGCTTACTGCTACTTTGACGCTTGAGATTACTACATCAGCGGCGGGTGTTGGTATTGTCCACGTTGATGCACCTTAATTAGTATTATGAAAAAAAAAGGGTTGGCTAATCCGGCTAACCCTGCTCCTTTATCAGGAAAACAAATGTCGTTAAAGAAATATTCTTTATCTGAGACTTCTGTTTTGCACATTCAAACGCCAAATGGCGACCAAATGTATTTGGATGATGCAGAGAAGAAGCCAGTTTTGATTCATTTATACGGCGTAGGTTCAAAACAATATCAAGCCGCAGAACGAAAGCGACAAGATGCTTTGGCGAATAAGTTTAAGAAGTATCGCAACAAAACTATTCCTTCTGAAGAACTAGAAGAATTGCGGGTTGATTTTTTGGTTCGATGCGTTGCTAAGTCAGAAAACTTTGAATTAGACGGGCAAGAGGGCGCTGAGTTGTATACAGCAGTGTTCTCAGACCGTTCTTTAATCTTTATTACTGAGCAAGTCGAAAGATTTATCGGTGACCAAGTAAATTTTACGAATCAGCCTTCAACGAACTGATTACTTATGTGCAATATCTTGGGTGGTTAAATGCCGTCCCAAAGTTGAAGGTTGATCCTAAAAGTGAAAAAAGTCGTCAAGAATTATTTGACGAGCAAGGCAAAGAAATAGAATATCCACCGTGTGCCATGTGGTACATGGTTGATTATTTATTTTCTATTGGCCCAGTCATGTCCGCAACTTCTGGCGACAGTCCCATAAGTCATCAAGAGATTAATGCTTGGCAAAAGAATCTGCAAATAAAGCTATGTCCTTGGGAAGCACAAACGCTCCGTGATATGTCAAGACATTACTTACTCAAGATGATAAAATCAGATCATCAGGACTCCCCTCCTCCTTGGATACCAGAAATAGATCAGCAACAAGGTGAGCGTGTCGCAGCTAAAGTGAAAGATATTCTGAGAGGTTGACATGGCAGGCAATAAAATTGGCGATCTAAAAGTAGGTATTGGCGTTGAGTCAACTGTTGATACTGATTTAAAGAAATCAGAAGATTCTTTACGCAAGTTTTCTCAAGAAGCCAAGGAAGCTGGGCAAGCGACTCAGCAAGGCATGGGTACGGCTGACAAAGCAATTGAGTCAGTCGGTGTAACCTCAGAAAAGACCGAGAAAAAGAATACTCGCGCCGTTAAGTCAATGGAACGTTCAGTTAAACGTTTTACGTCCACAAGCAAAGCTGATTATTATGATTGGGCGGCGGCTCAAGCTGGCATTACCATTCAGACAGAAGATTTAAGAAATGAATTACGCAAAGTCGAGCAGTCTAAGTTGCAAGCAGCAAGTGCTGGGCAGGCTTTTATTGCACAATTGCAAGAAGAAGCACAAACCATTAATTTGACTCGCAAAGAGTTGCTAGAGTATAGAGCCAGTCAATTGGGAGTTCGTACACAATCGCAACCAATGATTGACAGTATGTTCGATACCAGCACGTCTTTCCGTTCTGTGGAAATGTCAGCAAAGCAGACTCGCCAAGCGATGCGGTTGTTACCAGCGCAGATTACTGACGTAGTGACTTCCCTTGCCTCTGGAATGCCAATTTACCTTGTTGCTATTCAGCAGGGTGGTCAATTACGAGATTCTTTTGGCGGCTTTGGCAAGGTGCTGAAAGGAGTGATGGCGTTAATTAGCCCGACTGTTTTGGCAATGGCAGGATTGGCTGCTGTTGCAGGCGTTGGATACTTAGCGTATTCACGCATGACTCAAATTACGCAAGAGCTAAACAATGCTTTGTTAGAGACAGGCAATGCGGCTGGTGTTTCTTTTCAGTCATTAATGTCGATGAGCGCTGGGGTATCTGATGTTGTTGGGACTCAATCAGAAGCGGCTGAAGCATTGGCATTAATTGTTCGTCAGAACGATTTGATTGGTAAGTCTTACGAAGAAATTGCTGAGGCATCCTTAGCGTGGTCTAAAGTGACCGGAAAAGCAATCGGTGATGTTGTTAATGAGTTTGCCACGATTGCTGAAGACCCACAAAAAGCATTAGAAACACTTAGTCAAAAATATAACTTTTTGACTAATGAAACATATCGTCATATTCAAGCGTTACTTAATCAAGGCAAAGAAACTGAAGCCGTAAATACCCTGATTAACGAGCTATCAGCAACGATGGCTAGCCGTGCGCCAATTATGACCGAGCAAGCTAACATCTTTGCTCGCGCTTGGAGTTCTGTTAAGAATGCAATTGATGACACGGCTAAAGCGTTAAACAGTGCATTTGGTCAATCTATTGAAAGACAATTGCAGTTAGTAAACGATCAGATAGCACAAATTACTGAAGGATTATCATCCGACCCCTACGCTCAGTTGTTTGATAGTGAAAACAGATTAAATGAATTGCGTAAAGAACAAGCAAGACTTCAAGCTCAAATGCCAGACGAGGTTGCAAAGTCAGCAGAGCAAGCGGCGGCTAACCTTAAATTCGCAAATACAGAAAAATATATAAATGAGCGTTTAAGCGAAAAACAAAAAATACTTAAAGAAATTTTTACTGAAACAAATTTGTATTTAGAAAAAATTGAAGGAATGAATATTGCGGAGGGCAAGGGAGCGCAAATTGCTGAAGCATATCATGTAGTAATGCAAAAGAAAGCGCAGTCATTGGCTGCGCTTTCTGGTGCAAGCTCAAAAGCATCATCATCTATCCGCGACGTTAACAAAGAAATCCGTGACCTAATCGAGAACTATCAATTTGAATCATCATTGATTGAGATGAGCAACCAAGGTCGTGAGATTATGACCTTTGGGCGCAATCTTGAAAAGATGGGTTTGGAGCAAGGCACACAGGCTTTTGAAGCGTACTTGGCACAGTACCAAAAAGAAGTTGAACTTAGAGCGCAAATTAATCAGCGCTTGGACGATGACGCTAAACGAAAGCAAGCGGCAGATGAGGCGTTAAAGCAAGCCAATTCAACAGTTGACCAAATGAATCAGTTTGCTGTGCAAGCGGCTCGAAATATTGAAAGTATGCTTGGCAATTCTTTGTACAACTCACTTAAAGGCAATTTTGACAACATTGGGCAAGCCTTTGCCGATATGGTCATGAGAATGTCAGCGGAACTAATGGCTTCTCAAATTGGTAAATTGCTGTTTGGTGGGCTAGGTTCCGGAGGGCAAGGAGGCGGTCTTGTTGGTCAGCTTGCTGGCATTGTAGGGCAAGCAATTGGTGGGATGTTTGGTTCAACATCAATTAGCTACAGCCCTAGCGGGGCATCAATGATTGGCTCAGGTTCTACGGCAGGCGGTGCTGGAGCTGTGGCTTATCCAGTATCGCTACCCGGAAAGTCAGCAGGCGGCTACACAGGAGCTGGCGGCAAATACGAGCCTGCTGGCATTGTCCACCGGGGCGAGTATGTTATTGATGCCGAACGCACCAGACAGATTGGAGTTGGCAATTTAGAAAGATTGCACAAAGGCTACGCAGAAGGCGGTTATGTAGGCGGCTCTTCTCCAACAAATAGCGGCGTTGTTATCAACATTAAGAACGAAGCAGGCGCAGAAGGCTATAAAGCCACAGCACAAGCCAAAACCAACAGCGACGGTGGACTAAACATTGATGTATTAGTGCGCCGTGTTGTG